TTGAGGTATATTTGGAAACTGTTTTTTAAGCTCTGGTATTGTTACGGCTTTTACTTCTCCGACATAGTATATGTCTTCAAAGTTAGGGTCTTCTGTATATGAATAAACTAAGTTTGCTGGGTCGCAGTATTCAACTCTTACGCCATTAGCTTTATTCCAATTTGTTTTTACGGCACCTATCCCAAGAACAGTTAAATCGTAGTTAAATCTTTTCCTTACTTCATCAAACTTATTCTTAGCTAACACTTGATTGATTGCCTCTTCCTCTGCAATCTCTATTGACTGCTTGTAGTCCAACTGCATATGCAAAGAAAGCTCCTCTTTTGTTTGAGGCAACTCCTCTGGATTGCTAGTTTTAAAAGCATCTATACCCAAAGATTCTTTTAGTTGCATTAACTGTTCTTTTACAACCATATCTCGCATTATAGCTTCGGCATAGTTAGTTCTTTGTTTTATTGCCTCTGGGTCTTGTGCATAAGCATTTATCTCATACTTCTTTTCTGTTATTCCATTTGCTACAATGTCAACAAACTTAGATACAACAGGTACAGGCTTCCAATCTAAATTCAAATAAGACAGGTCGCCATTGATAGCGAGTTCATCTTTGTATTTTTGAACAGGTTGCTCACCTCTTGCATAAAGCCTAAGGGTGTGGAAGTGGTTGTAATTAGTAGCGAACCTATTTCCATAACCACCTTGATTGAACCACTCAGATTCTATGGCTTGGGCAACTTGCCTGCCATACTCTGCGCTATTCTTTTCCTCGTTGCTAACAACTTGGCTAGGAAATACGCTATTTGGATTTGCAACTACATTCATCTATTAATTATTTTTGAAACATTCCCAGTATTATCATATCTTAATAATCCTAGGTTTATATTCTTTCTTACTACTTTATTTACAGGCGCATACCTGTTTCTATTACAAGCCATAATGGCTAATCCTGAACTTATAGAAGCATCGTGAGATGTCCTGTTATTTATATTAAATCTTGCCCAATCTTCCAATGTTCTTTGGAAGTACACATCCCCCATTTCATCGTCACCTAAAATACCAACTAACTCCTCTATATATGTTTCTATTGCGGCAGCGTGTGCCTGCTTTATATCTTCACTTGAGTTTGGTATTCCACCTATCTCTCTTTCTGTTGCTGATAGCTTTGTATATGTCTTATCTGGTCTATTCATTGAAAAGCCTCTATAGCCCCTATTTTTAAAGTGATATAAAAGTCTCGGCTTGTTGTTCTCTGCAAGTATTGGCATACCATAAAAAACGCAAGCCATCAATATATCTTCAAAAAATATCTCAGCAGTTTGAGGTCTTGCAATGTATTCTAAAAAGAAATGATTGCTTGGGGCATCTTCCATACTAAACTTTGTTAGTCCGTGTGCTGAACCATTTGAACCTCTTTTATCTACTGTCCCAGATATATCGTAAGGGTCACATCCAAATGCTCCTAAATGTTCGTTACCTGGATACTTAGTTCCATTCTTAACTACAATTCTATTTTGTAAGCTAACAGGCGGAATCCAAGTTATATAGAATCTTCCTTTTGGGTTTGGCATAAACACAACCCTTGTATCTATTATGCCATTTTCCCACTGAAAGCCTCCTCTTGTTATCAGTGAACTTGACCGCATACCTTCGTTGTGGTCTATCTGCTGATATATCTTTGTTAAATTAAATATAGACTCTTTTGCTTCGTCTCTAAATGCGTGTTGCTCAGTTCTTGGAAACTGTCTATAAAATTCATTCAACCCATCTTGGTCATTCTTAAGACCTTCAACTTCATTTTCCCAATACTCTATTACGCCTTGCTTAATAAATCCTCCATAAGGGTCTTTAACTGGCTCTTCTGGCGTATCGAATACAGGTAATCCATAAGAATCAATGTATCCCTCGTAGTTCCATTCCATAGGTATGAACAAAGAATATAGTCCAGAAGAAGTCTGTCCGTTGCTATTTCTGTTCGTAACGTCTGATGCATAGTACAGTTTTTTAAAGTTCTCTCCTCCTTTATCTAAAGCGTTAGACGTAGAACCCATCATACACTTACCTATTATTCTGCTACCTAATCTCAAACAGGTTTTTGTTACTCTCCAGTTATTAAGTATGTTATTTGGTCTTTCCCATTTCCCAGACTCATCGTGTACAAGTAACTTTAGTTTTTCTCCATCATAGGAGTTGTCGCCTGTATTCTTCCAATCAATAGTAGTATCCAACCCTTTGATATCTTCTTGCTTTTCGTTAATATCAAGTTTCCTTCTCGTAAATTTCGATGCTGGTACTCTATATGCAAGTTCAGTCTTGGGTCTGTCCATTCCATCTTGTATAGGTTTAAAGAAGAATGGGTAGTTGACTGAGATTGGTACAACCTTGTCGGTAAACATCTTTTTTGCATCAGGCCCTGACTTTGATAGTATTCCATATCTTGAGTCAACCGATATTGTAGCAAGATTGACTGTCTCTCCAGACGACATAAAGGAGAATCCACTCCGTCTATTTTTAAGGTAGCACATTCCAAAGCACCTTGTGTCTGCCTTGCAAGCCTCCCAGAATATATAGAAGAGTCTGTTTGACTCCCTAAAGTCTGGCTGTCCAACGTCAATCTTTGACCATTGCAAGTACATATAATGAGAGCCAGTAATATAAGTAGGATTACCCTTATTATTAAACCAAAATCCGTTTTCCCTTCTTTCAAATTCTTTTTCAATGTAATCGTACCATTTTTCTTTAAATTCTTCTGGATATTCTTTCCAGTCAAATATTGTTTTTATTCTCTGAAGCTCCTTTGGATATTCTATCTGTTTCCATTTATTATCCTTGAACTTATAAGTATCAACTTCTTTTGGTAATGCAATCTTTAGGTTTTGTATTTCGTACACCTCACCTATTTGACCTGTATTGCTAATTACAATTACATCAAACTCTTCATCATAACCATATTTCCAAGACTTATTTCTGTTCTTTTTCTTTATGGTGGAAGGCTTTATGTGGTCATCTAGCACCCTATATAATGTCTGGGTGTATGACTTACTTTGAGTTAGCTCTTCCTTCTGCAAAACCTTTAAATTCTTTTTTCTTTACTTCCTCTTTAGGCTTGTCGTTCATAATATCTTCTTCATCTTGGATGCGCTGAAGTATTTCAAATGCATCAAATATAGCAAGTTTTTTTGTAGCTGCTGCGTTCTTCAATCTATCAGCAGATAGGTCATCACCTGAATCTATTATAGCTTCTTCTGCAACTTTGATAAGCTCATCAACAGCTCTTCGCCCAGCTTGGATTATATTCCTCTTCGTTTCCTTTATATTCATAGGTAGCAACGATGTTAATTAATTTCATACAATATAATAGTTCCCCATCTATAACAAACTCAAACTCTGATGTTGGCCTAAAGGAAACAAGGTCTCCTTCGTTCACACCAAGCTCAACTAGCTCTTTGTTACCATACTTTAAAACACCCATAAGTGGCTTCTCTTTCTCTAAAGAAAATATGCTATCACTTAGTATTGGTTTTACAAAACAATAATCGAGATGAGTGTTATTTGCTCCGTACATATATATCTGCTCAGGGGAGCAAGCATACATATCTTCCTTTATAAAGCTTCTACTGTTTTTTTCATTGCCTCTAATGTCATAAAACCTTCTAAACACATTGTGGTGAACAACAACCTTGTCGCCAACCTTTATATCAGTTTCTATAGCTAATGGCAATGCAACCACTTCTGCTAACTTGTTTACGCTTTTAAACTCTTCAAGCCTTGTGTTTACAATAAGGTCAACATCGTCAACCTTAACAGTATTATTGTATCGACCCTCTATGGGTTTTACGATAAAATCGTGGATACTTTTCATTAATACTGCAAGTCATATTCAACAGATATTGCCATATTAGAATTAAACTTTTTCCAAGGCAATGTTTCTTTTTCTTTTTGAATATAGATGTTATAAGAGTTATCTTTCTCATTGAAGAGAATATCAGATATTTCGTGACCACCATACACCTGCTGTCCAACAGAGTAGTGCATAGCGTCATTTTTGTAATCAGACCCTATGCTGATTTTTCTTATAACATTACTCATTATTCCTTAGTTATATCTTCAACCTCAGAGTAACTTCCATCGTCAAGATTAATATTTACACGACCATACTTTTCTTCAAGTGTGATTTTTGTTTTTTCGACTTCTTGATTTACATCAAGCATTACGCCCATAACCTCGTGCTTCCTAAGTTCTAGTGTTCCGATGTCTTGTTTAATTTGAGCAATTTTTGTTTGTTGCTCTCTGATAAGCTCTAGCTCTTCATCTGTAATTCTATTCATATTAAATTAAATTTGATTCTTACTCTTTTTATAATTACTTACTTTTTATTATTTTTCTGCTGATGTCCCATAATAGTAGGCAAATATGTTTGAAATTACCACACCTTCAACCATACCCATTAAATGTACAAAGAGTTCGTTATGTAAAACTCCTTCCTCGTAAACTACTGCGTATATGATAAATAAGAAAGAAACTAACCCAACGATACCTGTAAGCATCATCATAGTATCTTTCCCACCTGCCTTTTTAACTTCAACCTCTCTATTTCTAGCAGATTCTCTATCCTTTACTTCTAACTCATACATTTCTTTAGTTTGAGCTAAAGCTTCTTTTTTGTCTTCTGGGCTAATCTTTTCGTCTTTCTCTACAAGGTTTTTAACAATACCTAAAACACCTGCGTCTGGTAATAAGTCTCCAGCTATATCTAATATATGTGGAGCAGTCTTACCTAAAAACTTACCTAACTTTGTATCTTTAAATTTCTTAGACATTGTATTTTTTATCTTTATATTTAGTTTTAGATTTCTTATAAGCCTCTGCTTCCCAAGGAGAGTTTTTAGGGCTAGCCATTGCTACACCCTTTGAACTTTTTGAATATGCCTTACCCTTCCAATAAATGTTCTTGTCATCATAATCTAAGTCACCTCGTGACATTTGGTTAATGTGAACCATTTCATGTCTTATGACTTCATTATGAAATTTAGGGTCAAGCTTTTCATTAAGCACAATAGTTCCATTCCTGTTGCTTTGACCAAGAACACCAGGCCCTAAGTCTGCGTGATACACAGATACAGGTTCCTTTTTGTATGGAGGGTTAGACAGTTTAAATGCCATTGTTACTTACAAGACTTTTTACCCATCATTGCAGCACCTCTGCCACCCATATGCTTAGAAATTTGGCAACCTGACTTCATCATAGGTTTATCGTATCCACCTTTCATCATAGGTTTATCGTATCCACCCATCATAGGCTTGTCGTAAGAACCCATAGAAGTTCCTGCCATATTAATTCCAGACCTCATATCAACGCTCCCTTCGTCAGATTCTTCATCTTTTTTATCTTCAGAATCTTCATTTTTTGATTTTTCTTTTTTAGTAAGAGTTTTCTGAATTTGTTTTTGGCTATCTTTCATTGAAGAAATTAAACCATCACCTAATCTTGTATCTACTACTAATTTTGCATCTCTGTAACTCATTTTTTATTTATTTATGTTTACCATTTAACTTTATCTGCCCAGTAAGCAGCAGACATTTTACCTTTAGCTATATTCTTTCCGTGTCTAGCCTTAAAACTTTTTCTCTTAGCCTTCATCTTATCAGACTCCCCATCTTTTGGCTTTCCTGCCGTACTAGCACCCTGCTGACCAAACCTAATTATTTTTTCTTTTCCACCCTCACAAGCCTTTACAACGTGTGACTTCTTAGGGTGGCTTGGTGTTCTTTTAGGCTTATTACAAGCCATATCTTTCTTACTTACCTTCTTTGCCATTATATTACAATATAAACAGTTCTTCCATTTTCCTTTACAGCTCTTAAACACCTGTTTCTATTTTTATCTTCTGATACATAAGAAACGTGCACCCAATCAGGATTCTCATCGTCACCAAATTCCCATATCATTTGGTCGAAGTCTAAGTTGTCTTTTATGTATTTAAACATATCTGCGTTTGACATATGACCGTAAGAGTCATCTAAGTCAAAAGCTTCTCCTTTACAGTGCTGAGACGTACCACTTCCACCTACTGCTTTATTTAGTTCCTTAGACCTAAAGAAGCTATTAATGCGTATAGGGCCATTTACAGCCTCTCTAAGAGGTTCAAATACATTTTTGGATATAGACTTCATTCTCTTCAAATCAAACTCAGTGGGGGTGTTCTCTATGCCTAATCTTTTAGCAGTAGAACTTCTAACAGCCTCCTTGTATGATATGTGTTTACTAATTTTTTCCATCTTTATATTTTTTAATAGCAGATAGCCACTTAAAAATAGTGTAACCTATTGTGACAACTAATAAAAGTATTTTAAGTATGACCTCTATGTCTGACATAGTTATCATCATTACCAATGCATTAGCAACGTAGAGCTTTAAGTCTGCCGCCATTACTTAAAACTTGAATCCCTTTGCTTTTTCTGTAATAGGTCCTGGCTGGTATGCTGGCATATTTTTAGCTAGTAACTGAATACCCTTACATCCACTACTTGAGCCATACCCTCTTGGCATATTATCCATATTTAATGGACCATTCCAAATTGCGTCAAACCCTTGCTCTTCTGCATAAGGTCTTTTTGTTTCTACCATTTTTTTACTTTTCATAGTTTTATTTTTAGTAACCTCTAGCTACATCACTACCATAAATGTAGTCAGCAGCAGATTTGGTTGTTGGTGAAAAATTATTAGCCGTTGGCACTACTGGTGGAATTACAGCAGGGTCTGTTGTTGGAATCATAGGATTATTAGCCATAAAACCTTGAACAGCAGGACCCATAGGATTCATACCTAGTGCTTGCATTTCTTGTGGGGTTGCCCCTTCTAAGTTAGATGCTGTAGCACCTAGTTGATTAAGTATATTTTTCATATTACTTTTTGTATTTGTTTTTTCTTGACATTCCTTTATTAAATCCATCTCCTGTCATTTGTAGTCCTACTATTTTTTTCGCCGCTTCTATTTCTGCCTGCTTTTGCGACTCTATTTTTTTTGCTTTCTCTTGGTTTGCTTGTTTTAGATTAGCGTCAAAATTAGCAGCTTCACTTTTGGATACACTCAACCAAGAAGGAATTTTCGTCCCAGTTCTTTTTTCGTCTTCAGCCATTTGTTGTTTATTATAAGCTTCTCTTACCACTTTAGCTTCAAGAGGCATTCCTAAAAGCTTATAAGCTCTTTCTATTTTATTTAAATTATCAGACGTTATACCTACAGCATTATTTGTTTTGCTTTTAGGAATTTTTAAATCATCTTTACTAATGTCTTCACGTCCTTCTGACCTTGTAAATGACATGAACCCTTCTTTACTTGTAGGTGATTGTTCAGTTTTTTTCAATCTTTTTGTTTCTTCGTTTTTTTGTTGATTATATGCGTTCATACTTTCATCAACTTTTTTAAACAATGCTTTGTTTCCTCTTTTTAATCTTTCTGCTCTTTCTGCTCTTTCTGCTTTTAAAGTGTCTGGAGTTGTAGGAAGTGTTTTAAATTCATCTGTCTTTTTAGGAACTCTAATTTCCGCCTTAGACGATGATGGGGTAGGAGATGTGCTTTGTATTTTCTTAACTCCTTTTCTCTCAATAGATTTTGCATCTCTACCTTCAGAAAGCATTTCTCTTTTTAAAGAAAGCATTTCTCTTTTAGCAGCTTTCCTTGCTTTTCGCTTTTCTGCTCCTCTACTAGCTAAATTCTCAGCAGTAGCAGCCATTAAAGAAAAGTAGTCACTACCCATAGGTGTTGCCTTTACAAAATCAACCTCAGCGTTTTTAGCGGCTTCTTTACCTGCTTTTCTAATCTGCTTTTTTTCATCTCTACCTGCCTTTCTAATCTGCTTTTTTTCATCTCTTTCTCTATCCGTATCCTTTTGATTCCTCAATGGCAGATAACTCATAATTTGAGCCTTAATAATCTCAGGAGTTGTAAACTTTTCAGTAACTTTTGCGATAGACTTACCTTTGTTACTCGGTTTTACTACCTCTGAATCACCATCAGTAAATTTGTTAAGTTCTTGCTTTAAGTAATAGTTTGCACTTAAACCAGTTCCTGATGTCTGCTTAAGCATTGATTTTATTTTATAAGCCATTGTTTATTGTTTTATCTTTGTTTACGTCTAATATTGATTTTTTTAAAACCTTATCGGTGTATGTTTCACCCTTCATTATCTTGTTGCGCCTCTTGCTTGTTGGTATGTCTTCCTCTCCAACCATTATCTTGTAGATTCTATTGATGAGGTTCTTACCCTTGAATGATACCTTGTAGATATTCTTCTTAGTGTTAACTCTATCTCTCTTTGAGAATACTGTCAACCAACCACCATCCATAAGCCTAGACCACCTTGCACTGTCCCAACTGTGTGAGTACTGACCATCTATAAAGTCTAACCTATTAAATAGACCAACGCAGTCTAAGTATATTAGTATCTCTAAGTCTGTTGTACTAATATCATTATTCTTCGCTGCCCACTTTCTAATAACTCTGTAGTGCTTAAGTATGCTTAAGTCTCTTAAGTCGGAGTACTCTAACTTTCCACCTCTCATTATAAAACAACTACTACGTCAAACTCCTTGATTACTTTGTAAATTACCTTGTCAATCTCCATATCAAACCCTGCGTGTCTGTCGTAGTAAATGGTATCTCCATCTTGTACTCCTTCAACTAAGGTTCCAATGGTCTTTACTTTAGCCTTTCTGTATCTTATATCTTCTCTGTGACTCTCTCCTAAAATTAAACCACCTTTTGTAGATACTTCGTTTTCCTTTACAGGCTCTATCAACATATACTTTCCTACTGCCTTCATTATGCTCTTAAGTTATTAATTACACAATCAGTTGCAAGTATCGTATTAGCTACAGATGCCGCATTTTTTAATGCACTTTTAGTAACAAGTAGTGGGTCAATAATTCCTGCCTTAATCATATTAACTACTTCTTCTGTAACTACATTGTACCCACGTCCTTTTTTAGTAGGGTATTCAAACTTAGTGATACCAGCATTGGACATTATAACTTCAAATGGAGCTTGAATAGCCTTTAGAAGTATTTCTTCTCCTATGTTAGATGGGGTTACCTTACCACTAGCGTTAAGTAATGCAATTCCACCACCTGGAAGTATACCTTCTTTAATAGCCGCTTTAGTGGCACAGATAGAATCCTCTACTCTGTCAGCCTTCTCCTTTAACTCAACCTCTGAGTTTGCACCAACTTTAATTACACCAACCTTACCAGCTAGTCTTGACAACCTTCTTTCAAGCAAGTGTTTCTTACCATTAATCTTTGTTGTCTTAAGTTCTTTTTTAATATGCTTGATTAGAGCCTTTGTGTCGTCATTAATCTCCTCTACTTGGATGATAGTATCATCTTGTGTAGTAACAGCCTTTAAACACGTTCCTAGGTGGCTTACGTCAATTAAATCCATATCGTCACCTAAGTCCTCATTTATTACAGTTGCTCCAGTCAATGCAGCAAAGTCTTGTAATGTTTGCTTTTTATTAATACCGTAGTCAGGTGCGTCAATGATATTAGCTTTAATGTTACCCTTAGATACGTTCATTGAAATCGCTGTAACTAGCTGTTCATCGGCATCTCCGATAATTAGTAGTTCCTTGTTGTTCTTAATGACGTACTCAAGAATACTTTGTACCTTTCTTACGTTAGGTATTTTGCTTTCTACAATTAATACAAGTGGGTTATTTAACTCACAAGTACCTTTCTCTTTGTTATTAATAAAGTGGTGATTCTTTAATCCTTTATCAATTGAAGCTCCATCAACTATTTCTGCCGATGTTTCCTCGTCATTAGATATTTCCATACTAACAACACCATTCTCTCCTACATCCTCAAAAGCCTTAGCTATAATTTTACCTAAGCTAGAGTCGTTGTTAGAAGATATTGTGGCAACCTGCTTTAGCATATCACCACTAACTTCAACTGATTCGCCCTCTAAGTACTTAACGACCTTTTCAACTGCTGAGTTAATACCATCTCTGATTTCTCTTGAGTTGTAGTTGTCTGTTGCAAATGCCTCTTTTAATATAGAGTGTGCTAGTACTGTAGCAGTAGTTGTTCCATCCCCTGCTTCTTTAACAGTTTGTCTAGCTGCTTCCTTTAAAAGCGTTGCACCCATATTTTCAACAGGGTCTAGAAGTATAACTGAGTTAGCTACTGTCACCCCATCCTTTGTGATTAGTGGTTTGCCAGATGAGTCCTCAAGCATTACACACTTACCGCTAGCTCCTAATGTGGAACTAACGGCTCGTGTTAATTTTGATACACCTTCAAACACTTTATTTTTACCTTCGTCTCCGAAGTTTAAGTTCTTAACGATTTCGTTAGACATAATTATATTGAATTAAATTAAATTAGATTGTTACTCCTTTGACCTGGAGTTAAGGTTTATTATGCTGCTAATGCCACATTTACCCAAATTGCGTCATTATTGCCAACTCCGTTAGTAAAAGTTTCTGAAGATACACATAGGTAAAGTATCGCAGCATCTTCTCCATTAGTAGTAAACACCATATCTCCTTTTACTCCAGCTGCTGCTGTTGGGGCGGCAGATACAATTTTACCAAATCCTGCGATGTCATTGATTTTTACACCTTGGTTGTTTGTTCTTGTGTTTTTTGGTTGTAAGTCTGTTCCACTATCGAAACCACTAAATACCGTGTCTAAGTTAATTACTTCGTTTGCCATTTTTTTATTTGTTATTTTTGTTACTATTATTATTACTTATTTTTTTACTTTTTTACTCTATTCTTTGCAACGTGCAGCATTCTTTCTTCTAATTTAGATACCCTTATCGTTAACTCAAGTATAGTTTGATTAGCTTCTTTTAGCTCATCCTCTAGTTCTTCTATTCTTTTTTGCTTGTAGCTATTATGGCTTGAGGACACAGAGTGGTTTATATCCATCTTCTTTTTTATGATGTTCCAAACCTCTTTAATCCCAAACGCACCAGCTAAACCACTTACTATTAATATAAGGCTCTCGCTATCCATATACTTTTGTTTTTATTGTTTATGTCATAGAGTAGATTTAATTAGATAAAGTTGCTTTGTTGTTTTATAGTTCTTCGTTGACTATTGGCATAGCTTCCACCTCTTCCATTTCTGAAAGGTAATTACTATTTTTTACAATATACCAAAATCCATCTACTTCATAAGGCTCTGCCCATTGAGTAGTTGTTCCGATATAATTCTGTCCTGCTGTTACAAATGCGTTGTAAGCATCGCACTCTGCTTGTGTTCCTTTATAATACATTATGGATAAATTGTGTAATAGTTATTTATGTTAGTTTCAATTGCTTCTCTGTTTGTGCTTTGGTCGGATGGGTAAAGAATTATTTCTGAAACCTGCCCAACTAAAGTCCAAACATTTGCATATCTTGCAAAAACATTTATTCTTGAAGTTCCTGTTTGAGGAATAAATCCTGTAACTCCTCCACCTGAAACCCCATTGAGAAAAACCTCTGAGTTTGTGCTATTCAATAATGACGTAAAAACTACATCGCTATTCGCTGTGTAAGGTGCAGTTGCATTAGATGCAGGGTCATTATTTCTTGAAAAAGCAATTCCAGTATTAAACGCAATAGGAAAAAATAAATTTGTACCCCCATCTACATAACTTATTGCTACTTGTAGACCTGACGAACTTGAGTTTAAAACAGAAAAAGATGACCTTTCCCCTAAATCTCCAACCACAGGAACGCTATTGCTAGCTGTGTACATCGCTTTACCAACAGAACTCAATATTGTAGGTTTTCCATTCAATGTAACTACTGAACCTAAATCAACAATTTGTGGCTGTTGGGCGGCAAATGGTTGTAATGAGTCATATCCACCACCACTTTGGTCATACCATTTCGCAACAAAAACATCTCCTCCATCTGCAAATGTAAGTAAAGATTCTGTATCTAAACTACCATCATAAAGGAAACCAATATCTTGAACAGCATCATCAGAACTTCTTCTAGCCTCTATAGCTGGACCTGTATATGCTGAGTTCAATGCTCTTAATGAATAGGCTGCCACAGCACTTGGATAATCATCTAAAAGTCCTGTTTGAGAACCATCCCAATAGATGTTGTAATTTTTATTTATGTTAGATTCTATACCTGCTCTGTTAGCTGATTGGTCGGATGGGTAAAGTATTGCTTCCGAAAAATAAGATTCTAAACCAAAACCCGCTACATTAGAGCCCATAATAGTTAGTCTATCCTCTATATTTTTTCTTGGTTCTCCAAGTCCTAAAAGAGAATTTGTAAGAGAATTTGAAGAAGTTGTTAAACTATCCAACCCTCTAATAAATGAAGAAATTGCATTAGAATTAGCATTAATTGGCTCTGTTACTAATACAGGCGCACCACCACCACTATCCCAAGACTGAACTCTAAACGTAGTACTTGAAGTATTAAAGTACCTAAATATTTCTCCCCCTCCACCTGAAGAGAGATTATTTAATTGCATTACACCATCAAAAGCACTTATTAATTTGGAAACAACAAATCCTGAATAAGTCCCATCTGCTCCGTTAAAAATAGAATACCCTGTTACATAAACAGTGTTACTTGTACCAAGTGCAGCGACATTTCCGTTAGTCGTGTTTAAAACACCTGACAATACTATTGAAGCCTGAGAAGATTGTGATACTTGAAATGCATCATTATTTCCATTTCCACTTTGGTCGTACCACTTGGCAACAAAAACATCTCCACCATTTGCAAATGTAAGTAAAGAAGCTGTGTCTAATTCATTATCTACAAATCCAATATCTTGAACAAAAGTTTCACCTCCAACTGTTTTTCTAGCCTCTATAGCTGGACCTGAATAAGCAGTCCTTAGCTTTCTTAAAGAATAAGCAGCCGCAGCATTAGGGTACAAGTCTAATAGCAATGGCACTAACCCTCCTTCGGCTCCTCCCCTAATGCTGTTGTATGGGGATATTACCGATGCTGATATAAAAGGCATTACTTATAAGCTATTAATGAGCCACCCGTATCTACTGTAATACTCTGAAACAACTCTCCAGCTGGGGCTTGTATCAAAGCACCCTGCTTTAATGTAACACCAGACAAAGACATTGATGTCAGGTAGTTATCTGTAGCTACTCCTGTACTTGCATTTCCGCCTAGAAGTACTGTAATTACAGTGTCAGCTTGTGCAATAAACGCATAAGCATTAACTGATGTATGTGCGCCTTCCGCTAAATACTTAGAGCCGAATGTACCTATTAATCTACTTGGGTTTACACCCTTACTTTTACTTGCCATTTTTTTTTATTTTTTATATAATGTTATTTTCTACTACAGGTAATTCTGTAACAGTTGTTAGTGTTGTTGGGTATCTATCGTGAACTGTCATATAATAATAGCCATCAATTTCCATAGGATATGCCCATCTAACTGTTCCACCTGTGTACTTTTCACCTGCTGTTACTTCAGCGTCATAAGCAAGGCACTCAGCCTCTGTTCCTTTTATGTATTCCATTAGTATATTGCGTAATAATCATTAATGTTAGTTTCTATATCTGTTCTATTTGCTGATTGGTCTGATGGGTAAATTACAATCTCAGGGATAAATCCTGTAATTTTATTTGAATTTGCCCTATGAAATAAACTTATATATGATGGAGATTGTTGGTAAGCTAAAGATGTTGGCGTATTTCCATTAGATAAACTATTATTCCAAATCTCTATCAATCCAATCTTTCTTATGGAAGAAAATACAGAATTAGTTCCAAGAGTATAGGCTGTGTCATTAAAATCAAAAGTACCCGTTTCATAAAATGACAATATTCTTATAGTAGTTGCTGTTACTTGTAAACCTCTGAAAACTCTAGGAGAGTTATCTCCATCTACAACTATACCTGATGTAGACAAATTTACGGCTCCAAATGTAGAAATTTGACCATTATTATCATCGTATTTAAACTCATTTGTATCGAGTAAGGAGTTTCCATTCGCATAAATAGAAGGCTTGTTGTTAAATAAATTAATAACACCACTAACTACTATTGAAGGTTGAGTGCTTGCGGCTATATTTACTGCATCATTGCCTCCTCCACCGCTTTGGTCGTACCAAGTATGTACGAAAGCGTCATTACTTCCAGCAAATGACAACAAAGATGCTGTATCTAGCTCTCCATTAGAATCAAAACCTATATCATAAGTGGGTTGATTAGTAGTATCTATCCTAACTCTAATAGCTGCACCTGCATAATCAGCTCTTAACTTTCTCAAAGAATAAGCAGCCGCAGCATCAGGGTATAAATCTAACAGCCCAATAAAAGAGGCAGGTTTATCACCTTTCACAACACAGTTGTAAGCCATTATAGAGCCGCTATCAATAGTTATACTTTTAAACGCTTCACCTACAGGTGCAACTATCAATGCCCCTTGTTTTAATGTAACCCCACTAAGACTCATAGATGCCTTGTAGTCTACATCGTTAGCAGCTGTTGAAGAATCCCCACCCGTAAGTACAGATATAACTGCATCCTCCTGAACAATAAACTCATTAGAGTTTACATTGGTGTGTGCTGCTACCCCTAAGTACTTAGACCCAAATTGGTTCAAGAGTAGTTCCTCGCCTTGTTGATATATTGGGTTTACCATATTATTATTTATCTTATTTTTATTATACTACTTGTCCAAAGAAAACCCAATTACCGCTAGATTCTTTTTTAAGTGTACCCTTGCCGTAGGCGTAAGTAATTTCAGTACCTCCTGTTAAAGTAGTTCCTACACCTGCCGCAACCTCTATACTTCCACTTGCTTTGAAATTTACTAAATGAACTTCACTACCCACTGGATATTCTGAACTATCTGTTATATTAATAGCCACAGTGCCACCATTAGTAAAAAGTATAGTTTTACCAGCCTCTTCAGTTGATATTGAAAAAGTTGCATCACTTTTTGTAACTATTGGGCTGTATCCTTGTATAGATACATTACCTGAAATGCTAGTTACAGCGGTAACTCCAGTGTTAGAGATAGTAACCTCTCCTGTTACAGCAGTTGCTACTGATTGATTTGCTGAGTTACCTAAGAATATTTTAGCTGAGTTAAGGTTTGGTGTTGCATTTGCTCTACCAACAGCTACAACCTCAATCTCTCCATTGTTTGCATTTGCCCTAGAACAAAATCCTATGTTCTGTATTAAGTTAGCTTCTCCCGCTGGCTTAGTAGATGTTAACCTAGGCCTACCAGCTACATCGTTTGCTGCAATGTCAACATATATAACTTCATTCTGGGTTAAGTAACTACTGTCAAACGTACCGTTAAAGCTTCCAATAGCAGTGATTGTGCCGTTAGTATTTTGTGATACAGTTTCGTTGGCAATACCATAAGCTGGCATTTTAGATGGGTCACTAGCATCGGCTTTTGCTACAGTTGTTCCATTACCTGGGGAATACCCTGTTATGTATACTGGGTCACCTTTTACAACAGCCTCAACAAACCTAACATTTTGTATAACGTGCTTCGCACCTTCAACTGTACTTGCATATTCTAAGGCAGTCCCAGCAGAATTTACTTGTAAAACATTTAAAGCAGAACCTAATGCAGTTAAGTTTGTACCACCCTTTGCTACAGGTACTGTAGTAAGTGTTAAGTTAACGTCAGTTGCTGTGCCTATGTTTGATATAGGAGATACAGCAGTAAGGCTTGCAACCCCAACATCTCCACCTTGCCCTAGGGCTAATATGTTAGCTACAGTAACTTTTTTTGTTGAATCATCTGCACTATCTATAATTAAAAACTCGTCTGTTGTTATAGGAGACCCTTTTACTGGGTATGTATAATTTATTGCCATTATTTCTTTATTTTATTTACCTTCTTTCTTAGTACCATTACCGTCATTACCACGGTTACGCTTCACAGACTCAAACTTACCGTCCTCGTGGTCGTAGTCCTTACCTAATAGCCATAACTTACCAAACTTCTTTTCCGCTTCCTTCCTCTTGGCGTAGTTATCCCGCTTCATCTTCATCCTCCTAGGGCTTTTAGCTATCTCTAAGTCTCTCTTAGCCTTAGCTTTTTTAGCTTCAGGGCTTAATTTCTGCTTAGGTCCACCTGGTTTCTTTGGTTTAGCCATAATATTAACTTTATTTTATGCCTGTTAATAAATAACAGTCCACATTATATATTATTACCGATAATATTAGTTTTTTCCATAAAAGTTTCGTAACTTAGCACCGTTGATTGTTTATCACTAATGTTTTCATTGAGTTTAGAAGGGGGTGTTGTTTATTACAGCACCCTCTTTTTTTATCTAATCCTTCTTTTAAGTGTACTAAGGCTAATATTTAACGCATCCGCAATATATGACAACGGCTCCTCTGGTAGAATCCCCTTAATCAACTCAAACTTCTCCTTCACACCCAAACTTTCGTCCTCAGATATCTTCTTAACCTTTTTAGAGTCCTTATACAAAGAATCAAACCCATTTATAATACTTTTAGACATACTAATTCTCCTATCCATTAGCTCCTTACTCCAATTGTACGTCCAAAATCTAATAAGGTGGAAGTAGTAGCCGTGAGTCCTGTACTTAAACACAGAATGTAGCTCCCATTTACCATTTAAATAGTGCTCCCAAATGAATCCTACCCTGTCATACCTTATCCTGTGGTTATGTGGGTCTGTTAGTTGTAGTAAATGGTCATCTGACCACGATGTTTTTGCTTGTGATGTTTCCATAAATGTGTCTAGGGTTTAAATATGTAAATTATGGTGCAAATGTACACATAATTATTGATGTGACCCTCTGTTTTTAAAAGTGGAGGGTCAAGAAAAATAAAGAAAGTAAGTAGGGCAAGGGGTGTAGAGGAGGGGTTGGTGTCTCTTATAGAGTGGTTTTTTTACCACGTCACATATTTAGGGATTTGGGGTTATCACCTCACACGCGCGTCACGACCGCCACAGAAAACCCATTTCGTTTTACCCAGCTCCCCCCAATTTTTTACCTTTTCAGTTTACCTTTTTGACTTTTCCATACACTTGTATATAATGTTTAAACTTTTAATACACTTGTAACTAATACAAATGTATTAACTGTAACCACATATAATGTTGCAACTTTAATTGCATTCGTATACAATAAGAGAATGGATAAAGCAAAACCATACTTCAAACCTAAAATAAAATAATAAACAAAACTTTACTTTTAAATTCATTTTGTTAATAACTATTTAAGAAAGGTATTGTTTGTCTCATTATTTTTACATGACCTAAAATAAGACGTTTTAAGAGACTTTAGTACGATATGGTACCTAGATACCATAAAAAAAAGATAATTCTTTTACCTGATAATCAAGTAGTTGCATAATGTAGTTAAATTATTTAACATTTGTTAACAATTCAATTCAATTTTTTTGTTTACGCGTATGTGCGGGATTCTATACAGAAAAAAGGGAATAAGGCAAATGTTAAGAAATTGTTAAGAAATAAGGCAAATGTTAAGAAATTGTTAAGTTTTATGTTGAAAGTTTGTTTATAACATTTCTTTTACTTTATCTTTGTAGTCCGAAAGGGTCGTTCTTACAAAATAACACAAATCGCTGATAATCAGCACTTTAACAATTAAACATTTAAAAATCAATTAGTTATGAAAAATCAAGTAAAAGTAGTAAGCAACTACAAAGTAAACGTGTTACAAGCAAATAAAGATTTAAAGCAAGAGACCAAAACTTTGAAAGGTAGTTTGCAAGTATTAAAGATACTTACTAAAAATGAAGACGTACTGAAAGCCTGCAATGAAGTTGATTACCAAAAGTTAAAAAAGACTTGTAGAAAGTCCAAAACAGGTAACTATTCGCCTTTCTTTGTACTTCAGGCACTATATAAATTAGAGCTAACAAAGTAGTATCGAAACGGGTATTTTTACCCGTCTATGGGCAGCCGTTAAGCCCATACTGATGAGAAGCGGCAAAGGTACCTAATTACCTGCAAAATTAGGACGTTCATTCCATAGGGCAATTATGCAAAGTAAGTTTTTTAAACCGAAATATTGCAGCCCGTGCAAGTAGGGCAATAAGTAGTTTTTTAGAGCGAAAATTGTTTATCGAAATATGCAATTGAAATAGCGTATCGTTATTTGAAATTTTGAAATTTACATTAATTTAATCAAGGCAGGTATGCTCCTTTGTGAGCTGTGAATCCTCGACGTTAATAAAGCAAACGTCTGCAATCTTGTAAAGGCAATTAATGTATCTATTCATTAGGGTATTTTTATGCAATAGATAGGACTAAAAGTGGACTATCTATGCGGCTAAATTGTGTCTATTAATACGGCAACAAAGGTCGATTCAATGTAACAACTTGAATGTTCAAAACTACTTATATATAACTGCCAATTGTGGTAAGTCAGTAGCAATGAATTGAAATAAAAACTTTTACGAATAAAAGTAATAAAGAAACCGAAACCGCCAAAGTTAGGCGGTATTAATATAACTATAAAACGAATGGCTGCGGAGCGGTAGAGTAATCTATGCGCCTGACTTCGATGTATCCGCAGTCACTAAACATTAAATTAAAACAAATGTACTTCAAATCAGCAACATCAGCAGTTGAATATGCTAAACTGCAAATAGAAAAGCAAGGTTATAAAGTAGACTATTCAGATTGGTTTACACAAATAGCTTGCGGTGGTAGGTATGGTAGGTTAAGACCATCAGTAGGTGAATACCATAGCTTCATAATTGAATTGTCAAAAGACAATAAGAAATCAAACAAATGCTTATCTATTACATTGTACGGAATGGATAGCGGAAATTTTGAATTAGTAAACTATATAAACTAAATTAAAAATGGGAAATTTATTAGCAATCGGCACAACAAATGCCAAAACAATCAAGAACAAAAGACCATCAGCAATAATGTATCTTGCTCCGCATACACAAAACTCCAAAGGTATTAATGTATGCTCAAAAGCATCTAAAGGGTGTGCAGCAGCCTGCCTA